AACAGAACTCATACTTTGTACTGCATTATTGGTGCTATCCAACGTCTGCCAAAATGTATTTATTTTTTCTGCTAGGGTTCCTGTAGAGCTACTATCTTGAGTGCCAGAAGGAACTGCCCCTACTATGATTTTTGTTAGCGTATTATAATCTGCCATATCATCTCCGATTTAACTTTTTAAAAACTTTAGGATTTTGAGGGCAGCCCTTTATACGACCGCCCCCCACCAATCCAAAGGTGTGTCATTTCTGACTATGATGTAGTTACTGCACCGTCAGCTGCTGATGAGCCAAACATCCAATATGCGCCAGCACTAAAGGTCATTTCTATGAAATCCCCTTTAATTGCTGATGTTCCAATGATTACATTAGATACACCAGTTGCCGCACTTGAACCTGGACTGTCATCGCCAGTATCAACTTCAGTTTCATTAACTTTACCGAAAACGATAGCACTTCCAGCAGCGATTGTTATCGCCCCTGTTGGTGTATTTTCTTCGACCCAAAACTTGTAGTTCGTACCATCCATAGCTGTAGTAGCTGTTGGAAGTGTTATTGTGTACGCTCCACTCGCTGAGTCTAACAAATATGTTTTACCACTATCTGTATCAGCTGTCAATGTAACTGCTGCTGTGATTTTCTGACAAGGTGCTAAATATCCACCTGCTCCACTGTTTGGTTCAAGATATGCCGATCTCATGTTTTACCTCTAATTACCTTCTAGGTTATAGAGGGCATGAGACTCAGGTAAAGATACCTCAAGACCTGCTTCAGTAAGGATCATGTCCTTACGAAGGTCTTCGTCAGCATTCTGAACATTAGTTTCGATCTGAGTGTCACGGTTAACACCGTTTCCAACCAATGGACGATAAGATACTTTGCCCATATCGACAATCGCCATGAAACCACTTGCGATACCACGGAATAGTGGTTCCTTCACAATGTGAAGATCGCCATGAATAGTTTCAAGGTTCATTACCTTATGACCAAAAGCACCTTCTCGTTGCTCCAGAGGAGCGTTTAGTTGGATTTGAGTGCTTGCTGTAGACACATCAAGAAAACCGCCGTCCCCAACTTTATTAAGCTGAGAAACAACAGGTAAACTTGCGAGGACCAATTTTTCAGAAGAGCCGCCACGAGCTGGATCAAAGATCACTTCAAGATCGCCTAAGAATCTGTCGTAAGTGAGCTCTGCCGTTGTCGATGTACGATAATAAGGTGCACCAGAACTGTAGGAAAGTGCTGAATCATCAGCAGTTGGATTTGCATTTTTTACAATGTGTCCAACTATCCCTTCAGTATACTGGATGCTAGATACACGAGCACGCTGCCCAAAAAGCATTGCACGCTCGATATCCACTTTATGTTCACGAAGTTTAAGAGCCCAAATTCTATCCCACTCATTAGCGTATCCACGATAACGAGTAGCAATAGCTGTATTCGACATTTCAGCTGCGGTCTTAAAGATTTGAGTATAACCGAAGTCATCCTCAACATCGTTTGACCAAGCGTCTGGTGATCCTGTTCCTTCTGCAAATGCGGTACCAATTACTTGACACTCGTCATTATCAGCAAGAACATTATACCCACTGACGTTAGCGTTTGATACATCAATAATCACACCAGTAAACGAAGAGTCTGAGCCATTATCGGTTACAGCACTATTCACCCTTACGAGTGTTTGTGCATAACCTGCTGCGCTATCAACAGTTTTAACTGCGATAACCATTCCCTTTGTTAACCAATCAACACTAGTTGAACCAGTGTCTACGGTAAATGAATATGATGTGCCTGCACTAACAGCAGAACCGCCATTTACAGCACCATCAAGATAGAAACTTCTTGTTGTCCAATCAATCTTAGAACGATTTTCTAAGAAACGGAAAACAGGATCATCTGTTGGTGCCTTTGCTACCCTCGAAAGGTAAACAAAGAATGGAGATTCTTCAGGTGAGAGCTCTGCAACCCGATCAGAAAAGTCGTATAACCTTCTTAGATCAGGAGCGGTTCCCACACCAGCACTGGTGGCTGCGGAAGTAATATCGCTAGATTTTTTTACTCCGACTGTGTAAGCCATTTATATGCCTCCTTAATTTGGAAAATAACCTTGCTATTATCCTAGTCTGCCCATTTTTGAAGCATTCAATACTCTGTCAAATACCTTACTGTCATCACTGACAGTTTCAACTGGTTGACCTTGCAATACCCCCGCTGATGGCGGAACTTTTTGCACGGCTTTCACAGCATCAATAGATGTTTGACCTTGTACTGGAGCTATATTGACATCCTTCCATAATTTAACAAGGTTTCCTAATCCTACTGCTTCTTTTGGTTGCGCCGACCACTCTAAGAAATGGGCGACTTGATTGTCGTCCATATTATGCTTAGACTTCAACTCATTAACAGTAGTGTCTAGGAATTGTCGTTGTTGCGCTTCTGCCTCACGCTGTGCGAATTCACTCCGAATTTGATTCACAGCAGACCCAACGGTCTCCTGCTCTTTCGAGACTCGGTGTTTATACGACGGCGATTCGGGCTTATAATACGCATCCCAAGGGTTAAAGTCGTTCTCATCCAGTTGGGCTTTTTGCCCTGATCCACCATCAGGATTAACAATCTTATCTTGTAGCACCTCGACTAAATCGGGACGATTCTCAAGAAGATCACCAATCGGTTCCAACTTTTTCAACCTATCGACCTCTGATTGAGACCTATCATACATAGATTGGAACTTTTTAGTTTCACCTTCCCAGTCTGTCCCCATGTCTGGTGCTGTTTCAGCAACCTCCACCCCTGGGGTGGCAGATTCCTGATACGGTTCTTGTCCTGTTGATGTATCCTGTTCTACGACAGTGTTTTTTATTAACTCGGATTCATTTGACATTTTTGCTTAAACTCCTTTAAGATATCTCTAAGACTTTAGAGCCTGACCAAGACGATCTGCTTCACGCCTTAATCTCTCTGCTTCGAGCTTTACCTTATTTTGCATTTTATTGGATTCAACCCTTCTATCTGCTTTAGCATCTGAAACGATTTCAGAGAGCCTTGTCTTAGTTTTTTCAACTTCAACACGCTTTCTATCGCTTACAGATTCTCTTCTAGCAGTTTGCAAGTCCCCTTGCAAATCTTGTACCTGTCCTTCAAGTCCTTGGATTTGTTGCACCATTTGCTGTTTCTCATCCATTCTAGCTAGTATCCCTTCTTTATCGAAGATTTCTGGATTCTTCTTTAGAACTTCTATTCTATCAATTAGACCTAATTGGAACGCTTCGAGGTATACACCCAGCTCTGCCCACTTACTAGTTGGCAATGTAGAACCAGGTTCAATTCTTATATCATGCTGATCAAGTTTATAACGATCTTTTGCAATATCAAGTATTGGCTCTGTTTTATCGTCATATAAATTGATTGTAGCTTCGTTTAAATTATTGTTCGGTTGGGCAATCCTAAACATCTTTTGGAATGTGTAGTGCCCTTTTGCATAGTTATACAAGACTTTACCAAGTCTGTTTATGCTAAATTCTATGTCTCTTAATTTTGATTTTGGTCTTTCCTGCCCTAACGCCATCATTCTTTCTGTTCCTCTGACGGTTTCTGGAGCCTTTTCTGCAAATCCATGCATCATCTCAGGTAAACCAAATATAAAATCTATATAAAACTCACATTGTTGAATTAATCTGTAGAATTCAGCTGCGAGTGGTTGTGGAGCTGGAAAGTGTGGCTCTCCTTGTGATGAGTCTACTTCAATGACTGCATTTGGGTTTGCCCAGTCTTTCTCCAGCTGGTTTAAATCTTCTACACTTCCAAGTGGAACTAATAGCTTTAGTCCCGCAGACGCCTGCGCGTGGGAGAGTGCAAGTGACCAAACCTTATTGAGTAACCTTTGCATAGGTCTTGCTCTTGATACATCAGATTTAGGGTATGGACTCTCTGTCCAAACATTGGGCAATGGAACTATTGGATAAATGTCTGTATTAAGTACAGATTCATATAATACAATCTCACCTAGTGTTGCACATACCTTTACCCTGTTTTGTGGAACCTCTACTATTTGTACCACTCCATTCTCTATAATATCTGCATTTTCCTCCATATAGCGTTGAATATCCATTTCGTTAAACACATATTCTTTACCGCTTCCAGTATCTAATACTCTATAAAAAGGAACTTTGGTCTTATAATATCTTTCTAAAATTTGGTATTTTCTAAACTCAAACTGATCTAGGTGTTGAGTTTCGGCGGGAGTATACACCTGCATTGAGTTTTTATGTTGAGCGTTCGGATAATCCTCTTCACGATACGCTGACACAGTGTCAATGATTGGTTTTATCTCTTCACCCGTTTCTGGATCTTCTTCGATTGCCAATTCGGGATAGAGGGCGACCACTTGCTCCCCAGTTAATATAGTAGACAATAAGATGCTCTCTGCGTCCCCAAACCAACGATCTCTCGATGATGGTGGGACATACACCCTGAATGGATTAACATTTGTGAACTTGACATCGCCCCTCCCGAAATCTGCCTCGGTATCAACATATACATAAAGATACCCTAAACCAGAAATTGCATAATCATGTATCGCCTGTTTCATATGGGCGTCACCAGTCGAGATATCCCACACGAATCCAAGGATTGTTCTCCAGACGTTTGATATTTTTACATCTGAATCTTCTCTTGGGGTTATGGTAAATGTTGGCGGTCTCGATGTTAGTGTTGCTTTTAATTTCTCAACTGCTGGAGAAATTCTATCCATCGGCACATCTGCCTGATTGCGAGTCTTTAATTCATCAGACTCTTCTGAGGTAAAATGATTACCTAAATAAAAATCTATATCTTTTCGAGCTTCAGCATCCCAGTCAGACCTAGCGTCACGCCAGCGCCTATATAGATCCTGATTATGTTGTGCTCTTGGGTCTGTTTCCATCTATTGACGAATTCCGCTTTTATCTACAAGCTCATTCAATTGATCATCTGTTAAGACGTTAATACTATCTTTACTAACCTCGTATGGGTCAATCTGCCCAGAATCAACTAGAGAATCATAGACTGTCCATTCGGTCTTTGGTTTATATTTTTGAGCAAAATATTTATACATCTCTGGACCATATCTTAAATAAGAATCATATTCAAAAGGATCCATACCTAATTGTTCCATTGGTGGCTTATGATAAGCTTGTTGTCCACTAGACATGGGTACTTGTTGTGGCCCCTCTTCACCGCCTGACATTGGAGGTTTAACAGGTCCTCCCTGTTGGTATTGAGGAATATATCCACCGCCTTGATATCCATTTACATAACCACCTTCTTGTTTGCCCTTTTTCTTTTTCCACGCCATAAAAGCATCGTATTCTGTTTCGCTCATTCCAAGTGCCTTCATCATCATCTGCTTTTCTCTATCCTCTTTAGCTGGTCGACCCACAGCTTCTAATCTTTCTTGCAAGGCAATAGTGGCATCAAGCTCTCCAAATGGGTCGTCCTTGTAATGTTTTCCCATTGCCTCTCCAACATCCATTTTTAAAGGCAATGCACCTGTCGCCCTTTCTGTTCCAGTAATGGTTTCACCGCTAGGTTTCTCACCACTTATTCTAAATAAATAATTCGCAGGGTTGCGAAAAGAAAGTGTATCAATATTAACAGATTCTGGCGTTAACCCATGCTCTTTTGCGTAGCCAAGCTCAGTTCTGCCACCTTGAGGAGTGTACATTCCCTCTTCTACTGGCTGCCCATACTGCGCCATAGCCCGTTTTAATATATCAACAACGCTTCCACCCTCTTGCATACCGAC